ATTAAACCACTCTCATTTGTAAGCCCTTGTAATAACGCCGTAATTCAGGGATAATTTCTTTTAACTCGCGTTGGTAATTTAACAATCTTGCTCCATAACCCGCGTTGGTTGCGCTACTCGTAGTGTTAAAAGTTTGGGATAATCCATCAATGCTTATCGTCTGCGAAGCAATACCCGCACCACCCAATAAATCACCCGCGATATTCAAAGGGCCAAAGCTAGCTATCTTACCTACCAAGTCTTTTATATTCGCTGGGATAGTTTCTAATCCTGCTGTGTAGCTAAGTCTAAAGAAATCAGGGATGTTGCGTGCGCCTATCCAATAATTCGAAATAGTGCCCATTGGGAAGCTCGTGAACACATACATGTAATTACTTCCAACACTAGGCACTACCTGTACTTGACCGCTTTCTTTACGTAGTCGTATATCGTCTAAATCAATTTCTAGTATCTCGTTATCCGTAGGATAAACCAGTTTCATTTCTTCTATAGAAATAACAGGATATTCTTTCAAAAATATGTACATAAAATGCTTAAAGTCGTCTTTATAGTAATCATGAGCTTCTTCAGTAATAGTCACTGGCAAAATCTTTATATCTAGTTTGACTTCTAAGGTAGCAGCTGCACTAGCTATATAATGTTCATATAAACTATCTGGGTAAGGCGTCCCTGAATCATCCGTAAGATCTAAACCAAACAAATAAAGTTCCTTCAATTCATCAATCGAAATAATACCTAATGCAGGGTCTTGGGCAGTATCTCCTGAGATAGGATCAGAAACTGTAGATTCATTAGTGGTGGAAGTATTATAATAGGATACTTTATAAAAGTAGGCACTATCACCGGACAAATCATCATAATAATAGTCCTCTTGGTCAGCTACAAAGTCTACTCTAGTTCCTATCCCTGTTATTTCAGAATAAGCACCTGTTTCTCCAGTAGTACTTCTATATATTTTTTGGGTGTCAAATTGGGACATGACATTTACTAATTCGTCTACACTCCACCTAACTTTTATTGTTGCCATGTCTTATCCTTATCTAGGTCTTGGTTTTAAGTCTTTCCCTCTATAAATAGCGGGTTTTAAATCTTGTACTTTATTTACGTCTGGAACTAGGTCGTCATCAGGACCTGTTATCCAAGTAATATCGGGTTGTAAGTCTACTGCTTTTGTTGGCGTAGGTTCTAATACTTTCACAGCGGTTATACTAGGACCACTAATGGTGGGATCAATATCGCCACCCTGAGTTATCCTTATTGTCTGAAAGCTGCTACTTAATAATAACATTCTATCCCGCCACGGCTAAACCAAAATTATACGACCAAGTATTCACACCTCTAGATACTACCACATTTACATAATTAGAGCTAGCACTAGTTAACGAAGTACTTGCAGTCGTGAATTTAAAAACGCCTTCACTCGACTGGGAAGCTTGTGTCCCCAAATCTGCTAATTCATTTCCGTCTATATCGAATAACTTCATAGCTATAGAATCAAGGTCTAAAATAGTTTCTCCAAACTGTTCCCCCCAAACACCAAACCCTATAAGGGAACCATCATCAGAAGCTACGTATTTAAAGCAACATATATCCGATTTATCTGCCCACTCACTAGTTAATCCATACGTACCCGTAGTAACATGACTAGCTCTTAATTCTTCCCATACCCCATTAGGTACCGATATATCTAAACCCGTCATAAGCTTATCGTGCTCTTCAGTAGTCAATGCGCTACCGCCGGTAGTAACAATGGTAGAAGCCGCTGATTGGATAACCAACACCTGTACATTGGGAGTATATGCTATAGGATCACCCACTAACCCACCAACCAAGTTCCCCCCTTTAATTGTAGCTATGTAATTCCCGTTCCAAAATTGCAATTGCCAAGGGGAGTTTAGATTGAGAGTGATTCCAGTTGCTACGCCCTCGTCTAATTCGTCCTTTCCTGTAGCAGAACATATATCTGTATAATTCATACCGGGTAAAGCCCCTTGTACATCTTGAGTAAAGTTATACAGGTCCTGAATAAGGACTTCCGTTTGAGGGGAAGTTACTTGTATTAAATGATTATACCAGTCCACTACTAAGGTCATTTGTTGTTAATTTCTTTAGACAAAGCGTTTAATAAATCTAATTGACTCTCTAATAATTCATTTTGAAAAAGTAAGTCCTCTTCAGCCATAGCTAATAATGGGGTTACCCGTTCTTGTAATCGATCAAACTCATCCGTACCAATAAAACCATCTTCTAACAAGCTATCAAAGTATTCAGACCTACTAGACCAAGTGTCCATTACATGATGTAAGCGCTTCATCCTTTTTTTTAATTCAGAAGACTTTTGTAAAGCTTCTTCTACTTTTTTAATCTTCTGTCTACGCTCTTTTGGTTTTATAGACACTACACTTTTTCCATTAGTACATTTAAGATTCTCTTAAAATTAGCTATCTGTGCGTCTGTGCTTATTATAACGTCATCTGCTTTACGTTGATCAATAGTCATCGCTGAAAGCGCTTTCTTCATTGATTCTTTGTTAAAGCGACCTTCTTCTATCAATTTTTTATAATAGGCCTCCCTATCACTTAAATTTGCTCTAGCCGCTTTTAAGGCTATCAGATCTTCTTCTAAGCTGCTTACATTTCGCATGATGCTAATTACATCATCTTTTACGGAGTTGCTCATACGTATACAGTATCCTCCTGACGAACAGCCACTGTTTCCCCCCCACTAGCACCAATAGTCACATCAGACGTAAATGACTTAATTTTTACAGAAGCATCCGAAGTATTCCTAACCCTCGTCCTACCGTAAATAGTAGCCAAGAAAACCATTGAAGCGCTAACACTAGTGCCAGAGGTTACAAACGTTTGAATGATTGGGAAATATACGTAATCACTACTAGTAACTGTTATAGGTATAGCATTTACTTCAAAAGTATCACCGGTAGATTGACTGGTTATAGCCGGGTAGATAGTTACTTCATCATCGCTTACCACTTCGACAATATAAGAGGTGGCTGTGCGTGTTGAATTGTAGATAAGATCTCCTACTTCTGCTGTTGCGAATACCCCTGTATCTACAATAGTAGTAGTATCTGTCCCGCCTTCAGCTGTGCCTGTTAAATTAGCTAAGGTAACCACTGTCCCTGTCCATGAAGAATAACGAATACTATAATCTTGGTTATCATCACTTGCATCAATTAGCACTAGTCTACCGCCAACTGTTTTACCAGGTACATCATTAGAAATAGCACTTGTGGCTGTAATAGTAGCATCTCCTGGGGTCTCTCCTCCAACAGCAGCATATTCAGTTTTATCTATCTCACCACCAACACCTGTTAGTCTAAAAACAGATACCCAGTCATAAGGAGCTACATTAGAAACAGTCATAGATGTAGACGCTGGTCTTTGTCTAGAAACACTATTAGAGTCTAGTAACTGGAAACTATTCTCTTCAGAAGATTTATAATCAGACAGTAATACACCAGGTGAACCAAAATAGGTTCCACCGATAAATGCACCAAAGCCCGCTGCAACTGGAGTTAAAGCGGTTACAGTAGTACCTGAAGCTGGAATGTAATTAGAACCATCAACCTGTATTTGTTCTGCATCTACAAAAGTACCTCTAGTATTTCGTAGCATTATGACTTTAAGCGTCGCATCATGGGAGACCACTACGCCTGTAGCGGAAGACGTAACACCAGTCACAGTGTCACCTTCACTAACGGTTCCTGTAACAGTTCCTGTATAATTTACTCTATAAGTAAGGCCGATGAACTCTTGTCCGTCTAAGCTATCTAAATCAAAGGTAGAGCCTCTTCTGCGTACATATTGAGTATACTCGTGAAGCTGTGATAGACTTGCTTGGTTTACATCCCATTCTATACTGTATGGCTCGTCTGTTGCGTCATCATCTATATCGGCAGTAGTGGCCGTAAAAGTGACTGTAGGTAATGCGCTATTATCAAACCAACTAGTTAACGCAGGGCCTTGATCAGATACCGCACCAGAGCCAGTAGCCGCGCCAGTATCGTCTTCATTCGTAATAGCTTCTGAGCCGTTAAAAGCCGTTAATGGATCTCCTACATAATAGTAGTGTAAAGTAGGTGTAGGGTTACTACCAGTAACTAGTGTGACAATACCCCTGGCAGCTGAAGTATCTCCTGATATCTCATTTCCTGCCGTCCAGTTGCCTGACCCCCCAGACAAAGTAATAGAAGCATATCCAGTAGTATTATTTGTGTCATTTCCCGAAGATAATGGTGCAGAGACATTCCCACCTGAAGAAGTATTCATTCGTGGATCGGCAAATGCATAGGTAGTGCCGTACTGTCTAGCAAATACGGTCAAGTATCCATCATCAATTATAGGGAAGGACGCTGTTGTATAGTCAGTAATCGGAATCGCTCTATCAAGATGACCATCTTCCCACCAGTCATTATCTGATTGATCATATCCTGTGATCCTAGTTCCATTTTGGAATATATATATATGGGTATCGTTTTGAATTGCACCCTGAGTATATAGATTACCCCAAATCATTTCTCCGGTTATAGCCGCAGTAGTTTGTGCTGCTGTATGAGCATTACAAGTAAGCGTACCTGAAGCACTATCAAAATTGTTTGCAGCTGCATCAGAATCAGGCCGGATAAATAAATAATCTGTTGTTCCTCCAGGAACTACAACGTCTAGCAGTGTTCCAGCATCAGCATCAGCATGCGTAATGTCATTACCCACGTCACCTATAACGATAGTATTAGTCGCATTGGTAACAGAAACAACAACAATACCAGTATTTGAATCTTGAACACGTGCCCATCCTGAGGTTTTTAGTGCACAGCCAGTGAACGCCTGGTAGTCTCCTATAAGGTGTTGCATCGTTGACAAGTCAATAAACCAAGGTTCTGTATCTCCAGAATCAATTCTGCCAATTGTATACTCTCCAGGAGTCTCAGCAGAGAAAACAATACCATCATCCATTTGTGCCGCAGCGGTAAATAAATCCTGAGTAGCGCTATATACATCAATCATCTTCTCTGTATCGGATTTAGCAGTTCCTCCTGTCCATGTAATTCGTTTCTGCCGGTTGTCAGCTAAATAATAAATAGTTAGATTACCGGATCTTATTGTATCACTCATATTGATAACACCTTCCTAATTTAGAACTAAACTCTCCTCTAGTGTGACTGTTAAGTAAAATCCGGTACTTAAAATAGTTCCGGTAGTACTATATGCTTTATACCTAGGGTCGTCCGCTTCATCTGACTTTCGGCACTTAACAATAATGTCGGTGTCCGTCGAATAGATAAATGTAGCTTCGGCTATACCCAAGGATGTTGTATCCTCATTCATAAGCTCTGTACCATCAGTTTTAAATATTGCCGTCTGAACACTTTCTATAACATTTTTATTCTTATCTACTACTTTAATTTGCAAAGTAACTTCATTCTGATCAATAGGATAAAGATTAGCTTTTTGGCTTGCTATAGTAGTTGTTGTATGTAAAGCAAGATAGGTCATTCCTGTTTGAGTACCCGTGGCTGTATATCGTAACTTTATTTTAATACCGTCAACCATTCCTGTGATTGATGTCAGATTTGTAGCCGTCCTTACATTTAACCAGGATCCATTCCATCCTGATCCCAAATCATATTGAAATTCTACGGTAACGTTCGTCCATTCGTCATTGCCCCAGCTCGAATAACCTATGGCAGCTGTAAAATCACCATCAAACGCGGTATGTCCAAGAGCACTATAGTCCTGTTCAATCTCTATCACGTCTCCAGAGATCATATCTAAGTTGCCAGCTTTGTCAAAACTGGGGCCTCCAGAAACAACTGTTACGTTGTCAATTTCGGCTGAAGGCGGTATCGAGAAACATACCAGATATCCAGTTGTACTGCTCCTAAATGCGTCATGTATTTGTTGTCCATATACCGCTACCATTTCATAGTAATCAACAATGCCAGTGCTTACGTCCACACCCTTTAGCAGGGTATTAGTTAGTCCCTTCGGCGAAAACACCGTAGAGCTACTACCAGAGCAATTCTGCATCACAACATCAATTAGATTAGTGGTTCCAAAATTAAATAGTCGTACGCCAGCCAAGAACACCCTAGACACGTCTAAACCTATTACAGATCCACTATTGTAAATAAAACCACCTGCTATACCGCTGGCGGTTATTCTATCGTCTATAATACCAATAGCTCGAATTTTAATGGTAGAAGCATTCATACGAACACCATAATGGCTTGGATATCCTGATCCTAAAAATCTCCACCCTTTTATAAGAATGTTGTCACACTCGGCACCAAGATCTATTCCAGAAAAATACGAAGCGGACTCCGCTGTTTCATCTTGGGTCATAGACATTATAGTGTTTGTAATTTCTGAATTAGTTAAACCGTACGCCTCGATTCCGTTATAATTATCTGGACCAATCATTGCATTATTGTCTAATGTAACAGTATCGCACGAATTAAAATACACCATTGCAGTTGAGCCGCCAGATATAGCAGCTATTCCAGGGTAAGAAACAATACACCCGGTTATCGTTATTCCACTGCTATATTGTGCCCCTAAGGGATATCCGGATTTTTCTGATCGTGTCGTCAAACAATCTACGATATCCGATCCTAAAAAACTAAAATAAGTTGCAAAACTTGAACCTCCATCGTATGCCCTGGCCATAGGATCTATTGTAAGTACACAACTCGTAAAAGTGGTTTTATTGGCACACGATCTAGAGCCCATACTGACCGCACCACCAAAGTGTGTAGCATCAAATGCATAGGCATTTGACGACGATATCCAGGCGCTTCCTGCGTTACAAACCTCTATATCTACGGTCCCGGCACCAAGAGTATCCAAACGGTACCAGTTTGCTTCCGTGGAGGTCCCGTCGTGGTAGGTATTATTAGATCCATAGTTTGTAATATTGCTAGTACTAATGTGACAATTAGGCAATCTTACATCACAGCTAGATGGAGGCACAAAACCGCCGGTTGATCCGGCTGCTGTTCCCATAGTTAATGTTGTAGACTGAAAAGCGTTGTCAAACACAAACCCTCCAACGCCGTGATGGTAGTCACCTATATAAGAGGTTCCGTTAGCTCGTGTATTACCAAATTCCTGGTACACCCCAGATTCTTTAATGTCACCCGATACGTTATTAACCTTGGCAGTCCACGTAATCTCTTCAATGGGGCCAACCGAATCAATAACTTTTCTAATTTCAATATCGTCATTGTTAATCAAGGAACCGGTCAGAAATTTCACTATTAAATATTTACTAGAAATGTTTACTTCAACTATTCGACCAAGCAAACTCGTATCAGATGATTTGCTAACCCAATCGTCAACTAATGGATCAATTCCGGATTCAGTATCGTAGTCGATTCGACGACCTGTTTCTACCTGGATCATGGGGATTACATCGACACAAAATGAACTATCATAATATGTAGCTAGTGAGAACGTTTGCGAATTGGCACCATTAGTAGTCCCGATAGAGTACCAGTCCCCCCGAATTTTCAGAGCACCATTACCATTTATATCGAAATACTCTTGGTACTCCCCTACAAAATTGATCATATTACCGGCTGATATATTTTCACCATCAATAAACATCTGACCATTATTTGCAATAACTCTTCCAATAAGAATAGATGGAGTCTGGTCACAAGTAACAATGGCACCACTACTAATAGTTAAATTTTCACCATCTGCCATAGACCCCGCAGTTATAGCCGCTTCTAGGGTCATATTGGAAGTGGCTTCGTAATCAGCCATGTATTACCTTATGGTTAGAGCTATTTAAATCCCTAATTTTTACGAAGAGCTGCTACTAATTCTACTACAGATCCCCCGCCTACCCCGGCCAACCATACAGCGCTAGCCTCTATAGGACCTTCCCACTCTCCGTAAGGTGCGTCTGCGGCTGCAACTGGAACAGTAATATAATTAATATCATCATCAAAATCAGCTTCTGTAAAATAAACCTTACAAGGAAAAGTAGCTACCCTAATGCGCATCCACTTAGAAACAGCCTTAAAAGCATGCATACGTCCAGTAGTAGCGGCTGTAGCCCTAAATACATGAGGTGCGCCCCCACGACCTTCCATAATACTCATCGTTTACACCTGCTGTCCAGCGATCTGTCCTATGATTAAAATGTCAATAACATCAGAGTTGTCACAATCTGCGACCACAAAACCACCAGTAGTTTTTGTACCAAAAGTAGCTTGATCAGTTTGATCAGTTTGGTTAGTACCTAGAACTTGATAAGTGGCATTTGCCATATCAGCTAGCCCTACAGCCGCAAAATTAACAACCCCACCCGTAACCATAGTGAACGTAAGAGCTTGCACACCAAGGCCCGCTACACCCGCACCACAGACATATTCGATCCCATGCTCTTGAAACATAGAGTCATAATCATTAAATTTCTTCATTACCATTAGTTATTCTCCATTAAGCAACTTAATTAATTCAACCTTTTTCATCGTAGGATCAAATTTGATTTTCCGGTACTCCAGTAAAGTAATCAAATCTTTTTTCTTCATTGCTTGGTAATCAGGGTTAACTACGATTGGTTCATCCGTAGTACTCGCTACGGTCGTAACAGTTGCCAAATCGTTTACTGATCCCTCAACTTGTACATACCCGGAAGTAACTGGAGACCGTTCTATCACCCTTTGCCAAGCAGCGTTTTGAAGCAGTACGACACTGTCTTCATCCTTAACATCTGTAGTAGTTACGCCCTCAGCATTTGTTTGGTATATATTACCACGTACTTGTACCCCTGCGTTTCGCATATGGGGTAATTTATTTTTCAATTTCATAATAAAAAACTCCCTATTTAAAAAAATAAGACCAAGTGAGGAACCCCTAAATTAATCACTAAATGGGTTCCCCACTTAATCCTATTAAGCCTATTAAGACGCCTGACCAACATTCACAAACAAGAGATTCTTGTTCGGAGCATAAATAGTCGGAACGCCATACAGTACTTGTGCCCAACGAATTGACGTGTCAATCGTAGCCAACGGAATCTTAATCATGGGAGCCAACTGCTTAAAAGACAGACTCTCAAGGTTCTGCTGAAGCAAAAACGCCTCCGTAGTATTAGGCAAACTAGCATTGATATCTGTAAGAACCTGAGCACCCGCACCCGCACTATTAACAATACGTTGAATCAGTTTATCAGTGCCATTAGCACCATTTTTCTCAGTCCTGTACAACTCATACCAAGCAGTAGTCGCACTAGAAGGAGTAACACCCACGGTAACTGTCTCAGTAGCTGCAACGGCTAAAGCAGCCGCACCAGCGTTACACTCGATAGGAGCAGACTTACCATACCTATTACAAGCCACTACGGTATAGAAATAATCACCAGCGTCATCCGCCGTAAACAGAGGAGCCGCAGTACCCGCAGCTGCAAGAGGCGTAGTAATAGAAGGGGAACCAGGACGCGTAGCCGCAGCACCAATAGCAGCCGCATTATAACCCTTGGTATTACCAGTAAGGAATACATCAGGCTCAAACCGTACAACACCCGTAGGACCCTGAAAGCCATTGATGCCAAGACCGATGATACCAGTCTTATCATTAAGGGTATTATGTCGTTCTTTCGGGAAGAACGTCTTAGTCAGCTCAGACTGCGTGCGGGGATTGAGATACAGATGAGTGGAAGTACCATAACTCTCACGAACCGTAGTACATGCATCAATAAGCCGGTCTTCAGTAAGAGAAGCTCCTCGCAAATCAACTACGTGATCGGCATCAGCGTTATCTGTAATCAGCTTTTGATAACCGTCAAACTGAAGTGGTGAAAGACTAGAATCTCCATAAAACAATGCTTCCTCAAGCACTCGAATAAGATGAGTAGTACCGTTAACCGTTTCTTGTGCAATAATATTTCCATGAGCAGGCCGTACCATAGTAGCAACATGGGAAACTGACCGAGTAGTACCCAGATACTTAACCACGGCGTACTGTCGTTCATACGTACTATCGTCACTCTCGGGAAGATTGCCCTCGTCAATCCACGCAGCATCAGGATTCACACCATACGAGCTAAGTACGTTCACCTCTTCAACGGTATTGTAAGCTGCCATCTTTGGGATGTTCTTCCAAAAACGAATCTCTTCAAGCTTATAAGTAGTGACCTTAAGAGTGCTCTCAAGGCTCTCAACTCTAAGAGGGAAACCTTCACCTGGTGCCGCAGCAGGCGCATTAATATCCTGCCCAACTAACAGCGCTTTATTAAGTTCAGATACCTCTTCAGAAGAAGCGGAACCAAAACCGTCAATTCCTTCATAATCTTTAAAACTAACCATATTCATTTTTAATCTCCTATTCGCCCAACTAATGGGTCATTTAAAAAGCGCCCCATTTAGTTGATAGCGCCACTAGTTCTTTTAGCAATTTCGTTCATTACAACAGGATCAATTTGATTAGTAGACTCGTATCTAGCTACCGCGTTTGTCATGTCCACGCCTGGGATACCCTCACCTATAGCGATGGCTTCCATATGATTAAGAATAACAGACTTACTTAACTGATTGTCAGTGGGCTGTGCGCCTGCAAAAGACTTGTTTAAAGGCTTAATTGATTTAGGCTTACGCACAGGCTCATTTTCCATAGCCCCAACACGATCACCCATAGACTTAATCAATTTACCAACCGTAGCAACCGATTTAGCCAGAATTAAATTAAACTCGTGTTGCCTGGTATCAGACTGCTCTAAACTCTCTCCCATGCCATTCAACGCTTTAACTAGTTCAGCATGCTGGGCAGACAGAAAAGCAGAAACGTCTAAAGATTTCTGAATGTCCTCATTCTCTTCCAAACCCTTAGCAACGTCTTCAGCGTCGATTTCCTCAGTGTCCCCATTACCAAGTGCTTTAAAAAGTTCTGAGTTCTCTTCATCCGTAAGATCCGTAATCTGAGCTTTTGTTAACAACTCTTGCTTTCGGGCTTCAGGGTCATCCGCTTTAGCATAAGCCTCCAACTGCTGAACCGACTTCATAAGATCATCTTCTGTGATATCTTCTGATTTTTTAGCAGCACAAGACTTCTCGTTCTCTTCTTCCTTCTTTGCTTCCTCTTCAGCCTCATCCATCTCCTCAGAATCAGCTTTTACCAAATCGTCCTTAATAGGCTTTCTTTTCATAATATCTCCTTATAGATTGCCTTTTCGTTTTAACTCTTTTGTTAACGAAATTATTCTACCTTTGATTTCAGGTGATACCTTTGGGTATCGATTGTCCAACCAAGCAAATGCTTGGCTATCCGATAAGGATTTATAACCCTCTTTTTCTTTTTTCTTTTTCTTCTCTAATGATTCTTTAGCAAGCACTTGACCAGCCCCATCACCTGTTTTCTCACCCTCAATGGACTCACCTGGAGTAGCTTCCCCCATGGTTAATGCTTTAGCCAAAATATCCATTTGGGAATCCGTATTAACGGGTGCTTTAGTAATGGCTACTTCTCTCACAAGGGCTTTGGTTACAATTGATTTATCTAGAGAATCACGTTTTTGAATTTTGCCTTCAACTGAAAACCCTAGTCTACGTGGGGTATCTTTTAAGGAATTGGCTAGATCCCAAATTTCATCAGCTTGTTTCTTTCCTTTTAAAAGATAACCTTCTACCCAATGACCTGGAGCAATAGCTTCAACCCCATTAGGTAATGTCTCCCCTTTTTTGAAAAACTTATGGTCTTCGGGATAACCTAGGATATCCGCAGTCTTTTTAGAATGATTATCATTAAACCATCCATAATTTACAAATTCAGAAAAATCTAAACCACGCTGTAAAAGCGTTTCTTTCTGTCGGTCTTTCGTCTCTATTGAAGCAATACCGCCTATTCGACGTTCTCTACCGGGTTTAGCCTCAGATTTTTCAAAAAAGCTTAATTCTCCAATATTCAGTTTGAAATCATTTTCAGCCATTTAACGCTCCAAATAAAAAAGGCAAACAACCTCTTAGCCATTTGCCCCAATTAGCGTTAAATATGCTAGGCGAGCCTACTGCTTTATCTATTTATAGAATTAAATATATTTAGAATTTTGTCAAGGAATGTAGTTTAATGCAAATTTTGGGACCAAGAATATAGCGCCGCAATACTATAAAATACCGGAATACCTAGGCTTTTAGCTAATTTTACTTCTTTGTCCCTACCTGAAGAGTAAGTCTGCTCATAATTAATATTACCTAATTCTATTTTGGCATTAACCGATAATAAGCCATTACTGCGTTTAATTACTTCAAAACCTAGGTCTAACCATCTATTTTCACCTATTAGTTCATGTCCTAATAAATGGTGGGCAAATAAAGGAGCATAAGGGGTTACAAAGGCCTCTTTTACTAGTTGGTGGTATACCGATAACTGGCAGGTAGTATTTAAGGAAGGAGATCCTTTTATATAAGGACCCGCTAAATAAATAAAGGGTTTACCAATCATCTTTTTATACTCCACGTTAGGCCTATGGCTTGACCAAAAGCAAGTAAGCATCTAGCTGAAGCGTGTGCCATGTGAGGCAAACCACTGTCTTTTTCGGAATTCTCCAGTGTATGGGCCTCCAAATGATTTAACGCGTGTTCTAAATGCTCTCTAATAGCTGTATTTGATTCCTTATGTTTGGCTTTGCCATATTCTAGTACTTTTTGTACGGCTAAGATCCTTAGTTTGGTTTTTGGATACATTTTTGCCAGTAAAGGCAATACTAGTTCTATCCACCTTAATTTATGTTCTAAAGCCATGATCCCCACCTATTCGTAAAAAGCGATAAACTCACTTCGGAAAAGGTTGTGCCTGTTCGCACCAGCGCACACTTCAAAAATCCACCCGCCTAAATGTGCCGCCAATCCTTTGCTCTCCATAAAAGGTGTTTGTTTTTGAAAACACCCAGTTAACACCCCACACACATTTCTATAAGAAGGCATTAACAATGTTTTATGATAATGGCCTAACGCCAACATATTAGGTTTATTTCCCCCTGAGATCTGTTCAATGTGTTTTTGTAACCGGTAAGAAATGGCATAGCTACATCCTCCACCAGGATGTTGTATGCGTAAAGTAAAAGACCCTTCCGGCGTTTTAAATTTAATATCAGCGCTATCTTCCCCAAGGTATTTCCATTGTGGTAATTCACGTTCTATCCATTTCCCAGAAGGAAATCCTACCAATTTTTTAAAACTAGCGTCATGATTCCCGTCAATAAAATAAATAGTAGTATCTTCTGCTAACTCTGGGCAGTCTTTAGCTACCCTTTCCACTTGTAGCGCCATACCAACGTCTCTTAACTCAAATTCATGACCTTTGTACATTTTATGACCGTCTAGTACATCCCCAGCTAAATAAAACTCAGTAACACCTTGTTTTTGAGCGTACTCAAAAAAGGCCCTGAGGGAATCGTTATCATGAGCTAATGATCCAAAATGGAGATCCCCAATAATAGCAAATTTAAAAGTGTTTTCTGTGGTATTTATGATTGATATTTTATGTTGGACGTCTGCTAAATTTTCAACTTTCTTACGTTCGGCTTCTAATTTCTTTTCTAAAGTTTTTACTTTTTGACCACTAAACTGTTCTTCAAAGTCGTTTAATGATTTTTTTGTCATACCAATTCCTTACATTTTGTAGCAAACGCTTTAGTGCCTGCCCATATACGTTTTTTATTATTCTGTACTGGTATAATGTGGTCTTCAAACGCTTCCTTGTATAAGTGTAGCTGGGAAATCGATATTCCCGCTCGTTTGGTAAAATCTAATTCCGTTTCCCAAGAGTCGCCAAGGGCATTTAACGCCTGCTTTATTTTGTTGGGGATAATAAAATCGTTGTCATAAACCGCACGAAAATCCTGTAAGGTACGTCCTTTCTTTGCTACGGGTTTTGGTCCTAAATTCTTTACAGATTTTTTTGGCATAGTTACCTCCTATACAAAAGGTAACGGCCAATTTATTTTTTGTCAATAATTACTAAAGACTAGGTTCGGGGGGTGGAGTCATGATGATGAGCGATAGGATGAAGGCTTTAAGCATCACCATGCCCCATTTTT